TTCTCAGTTTTATAAAAAAGATCTTGAATTATTAAATTATTCCTTTTAGTGAAAAAAGTTTCATTTAGATGTGGTTGGGGCCAAAATCCTAAACAATTAATTCAACGGTATTCTTTCATGAGTCCAAATAACAAGCCTGGATGGAAAAATATTACCGCCACCACAGAGAGCCCTGATTATTTCATCGCTCTGGAGATGCCCAATTTTTCAAAACCAAATGCAATTCATTTTAGAAGAGAGCCGGATTTGATAAAAAAATGGCCTAAATCAGTTAATGGTGATAATGTTTATGATTATTCAACTAAAGAAAAATTTCATGTTTGTACTTGGTGGTTACAAAAAAGTTATGATGAATTAACAAGCTTAAAATATTCTCCAAGAGATTTAATAAGTGCGGTGTCCAGCGACAAATATAAATGGAGGCTAGATTTCATTAAATCTACCATGTCAAATAATAAAATCATATTGGGTATGGGCAAAGGTATTGATGGAAAGTTTTCTTCTCAGGTAGATCGAACGGATTTGCTGATCAATTCTTCAATGAGTATATGTATTGAAAATTCAGCTCAAGCCAACTATTTCACCGAAAAAATCATAGATGCATTACTTGCTTGGTGCATGCCACTTTACTGGGGCTGCCCAAATATTGACGACTTTTTCCCCGAAGGTTCTTATAGACTGATAGATATTGAGAACCCCGATTCTGTTACCGATTTAATAAATCAACCAATCACCGCTTCAGAAATTGATGCAATGCATGAGGCTAGAAATTTAATTCTAAATAAATATAATATATGGGAATGCATATATAAAATTTTAACAAGATGGGATTACTAATGTTAATGTATTTTTAAATTGATTTCTCTAATTAATATACTATAATATATGTATGATACTTGAACAGAATACATATGACGGTAGCTTGATTCACAATCGGTTTGCCTATAGACATTTTCGTGACCGGACTCTACCTATAGGTAATATTGTTGCGTTTAGAGGACCGATGCACGTAGAGGCAGAAGGTATGATTGATGAGGAAGATATACTCAATAATGAATATATCTACAGTGATGATGCAATTAATTTTTGTTGGGAGATTCCTAATATGGAAAGCTTTGGAGCAGTAGCTTATCAGCGACTCTTGAATACTCAGATAGCTCATATACTGAGCTCTAAATATCTTAATGCTCCAATTGAAGTTGATGGTGATGATTTAATAGTACATAAGGAACACAGCCAGGGTGGGATTGTTCAACCAAAAGGTAAGTGTAGTGTGAGTATAACATATACAAAAGATGGTGCGGCGATTGGACATACGGGCATCAATATTCGCGCCGGGAGTAAGGCCCCGGTCTTTGCCTATAGTACTGAATTAGCCGATGAACAAATCGAAGCGTTTATGAAAGATGTTATTGATTTATTCTATACCATAAACGATGATATCTTCATCGCGACTACAAAGATAATTAGTAAGTAGGTGTTCACATATCTGAATGATATACTCTTCCATAAGAAGGGTAACGCCCTATCAAATATAGATAGTGAGTCTGAATATAGTATGTTTATGATTAATCGGTGGATAAGCATGTATTCAATCGATGTATGTACAGTTATAAATTCTACTGTCAATTGGCTGTATCCAATATTTGAAACTAAGCAGCAGCATTATTTATTTTTACTCCGGGTGTTGCCGCGGTATAGACATAAGTTTATACAATATATAAAGAAGACTAAAGAAGATACTGATGAGGAAGCTCAAAAATATGCTGAGTTATTGTCTACTAACCTTGAACTCTCGCAAAGAGAGGTTAAGTATTTAATAGAACAGCAAAAAAATTATGAGCGCAAACATCGACCAATTAATACCAACTAAAAGTCTTATAGATCTGTCACGATATAACGGGACAGATTTCGCATTACCGGATCATATCATCGATAAATTATTTGATGATCTATTACTAGTCGAGTATACAGACGTATCATCGGATGGTAATGCAATCAACCGCGGAGGTATATTCATACCGCTGAGCAGTTCTCCTAGAGCATGGAGAGTTGGCAAGGTTGTTGTACGTGGTAATGCATGTAAAAATGTATCTGTTGGTGAATTAGTTATATTTCCAAACGATCATGGTATACCGGTTACTAATATGCAGTATAGTAATGAAGGTGAATCTGAGGTTTATGTTGTACCTCATGGAGTGTTTCTTAATGAAGAGAGATTATTTGGTGCTTGTTCTCCTCTAGAAAATGAAGATAGCACTACCGACACTAACGGGGCTTCTTAAGCAAAATGTTCTAGAAATTAAATTTTCTAGACGTCGTCCTAAAGCCGGGTCTCCATTGACTAGGAGAATGCTTTGCACTAATTCGAGGCAGATACTATCCACAGTACCTGGTAGAGAGTCACTTCACTTCCGTGAATCATACAAGACTCCTAGCTTCAATCCTAATACAAAAAATCTAGTTATTGCATGGGATATATTCAAGCAAGATTATAGGATGATAAATTGTGATAATGTATCAGTAATATCACAAATCCCAGCTACTGAAGAGTTCTGGTCATATTATAATACTGTGCTGTATAAGATGTCAGCAGGTGAGAAGAGTACATTTTTTAATATCTGATGAAAAACCAAATAGATACAGCACTAGCAGACCTACTTCAGCGCAACGTAAAGCTCATGATAGGTCCCAAGATAATACGTCAAGGTAAGCTCTTAATATATACTATAGATGAATATATCATTACTGTGACTCTTAAGAACCTAAAGAAGCAGGTTAAAATATACGATATATATTACCCTTATAGTATATATCATGAGGATAATGGTGAGCTTGTATTTGATTATACTCTAGAAGAGTTAACAGGTGGTAAAGATGAAATGATTGATGAGTTGGTAGAGATTAGTAAAGCCGGTAAGACTCATAAACTGTTCAATGAAAAGCTACACTTTACTGTAGATCGCTAGTATAGTTATATTCCAGGCAATTGATGCCGTGGTTACATAATGCACCTATCAATCATCCGATAGAAACATTATGCATAATTACATTCCAGTTTAATTAGATGTGTGTTATACAGGGTAATACTTACTTAGTAAGATTTCGACTTTATGGAGAATCCCAACCTTTAAACTCCGGATAAAATATCCGCCAAAATATGCCGCCGTTAGACGTGGTTCGGTGCTATGCGCGTTTTACTGCGCCGTTTTTAGTCTGCTACCCAACAGATGTGTTTAATTTAGCTTGGATCGTTCCAGCAGTTCTCTCTGCCGAATTAATTCCCACCTCTTGAGGTAATCGCTCCTCACGCTCGTGTACCGAAAACGCCGGTGGGCAATACTATAGCGTTGTTCCACACTTTTGCATCAATAACAATTATACAGGCTTTCTTCGAAAGTCAACTACTAATCAATAAATAATTGTATGGCAGTATTATTAGGAACAATTGACAGTCTCAGCGGCAATGATATAACGATCGTCCCGGAGGCATCGGTTAATGAAGGAGTCCTCATCACCGCGGTGAACAAAGTAGGTAACGTAGTCGGTAAGCGCAACAAGAACGGCGTCGATAGTACAGATGGTGAGTGGGATGGTATTAATATAACATTTACCGATGCTAGCAACGACGATCTGAAGCATGGAACTAACTACGAAATCACCGGCATTAGTGGCACCACTGTTACATTTGTTGGGACCCTTGCAACCGGTACAGATGCCGACGCGTCGCAATATCAGAAAGTATGGAAGACTTACGAAGGCGCCCACAATACCGAAGATCAGCACAATCAATTAAGATTGCTAGGGCATATCTAATATTACGTAACGTCGTGCTTATTTTATAAGTATTGATGTGAAGAAAAGCCCGTTCTATTTTGAGATTAAGGATGTCTTGATCCAATTTATATCTGCATTCGATGATGTAGTTATATCTAGATACAATTCATCCCGGGAGGAAGATGATCAAATATCGGTTCGATATCTATATGCTCCAAAGCAGCGGGTACTACATGACCTAACCAATCGCGCTCAACACGTCACACTCCCGGCGATAGCAGTAAAGATTGGATCTATTAACTACGATAAGGACAGAGTATTTAATAAAATTATTGGTTCATATCACCCTCGTGTAGACAAATTTCAAGGCCATGAATTAACAACAGTGAGTGATCACCTACCTCAACCCACTCCGGTTGATATCACTATAGATATGTCCATACTAACAAAATATCAAACAGACATGGATCAGATTCTCAGTAACTTTATACCTTACAACAATCCATATATAACTATCTCCTGGCAGGTACCAGGTGACTTACTGCAATCTACACAGGAGATCCGATCTGAAGTGCTATGGTCTGGTAATATATCTCTAGACTACCCAGTCGTTACGACCAGCTCTGACCCATATAGAATTTCCGCAGATACCTCGTTCACTATTAAGTCATGGTTATTCCGACACAAGAGTGTACCAACCGGAAATATATTTACTGTTAACAGCTTTTTTACAGCTATATCAGGAATTGAAGGATTGACATGAGTGTAAGTCCTACACCTACACCTACACCAACTATATACTGCTCTGGCTATGATAGTATTATAGTTACGTCAACTAACGCAGTTCAATACCCATTAGAAGGTCAATATGATATTGTACATAAATCAAGCATTGGTGTCAAGTATGAAAATTCTACTACCGATGCAAAGATAACATATAGTACTAAGATCAACAATATACAAGGCGGTCACTGGCGCTGGGCAAAGAACTCACCACCATATACACTATATTACGCGAATTCATCCACTAGCGCCTGTGTACCTACAACCGGTTGGATTAACTTATTCGGTACATCTTTCCCGGGAACAATATCATCTATACCTGTAGAATATTACGATGTATATAAGAGATGTGGTTTAGATACAACAATATATGATGTATATAGGAGATGTGATCTAGCAATCACCCCTACTCCTACCCCTACACCTATATTGACCATCCCGGTTGATAGACATGCCGCGCCTCCTGGAATTATACGGAATGATCTAACCGAGTATGTTTGGGTTAGAGCAAAACCAACAATATCATACTCGGATACCGCGGTTATATATAACACATACAGTCGATCAATCACGCTGTATGGGTTGAGCTTCAAATATACAGACATGATATACTTAAGTGGTAGTGATACACATACCCATGCTGATAACATAAGTGTAGATATCTTTTCTGGTATACCGTCTCTGAGTGCTGACTTCCCTGGATTTCAAGGAATTCCGCTCACATATAATATTTTAAGTGACAACATAATCAATATTACAATACCAGAAACAGTTGCACCAGGGGAGGTTGATATTATAATATTAAATACCGCCGGATATGAATCGATGAATCCGGTGTATACAGGAATTAGCTCATGGACAGATTACAACCTTCAAAACCGTATAATAACTATTGAATAGATGGTTAATATACGTAAATAATATATAATGGCAGATCAAACACAATCCAGGGAGAGTACATTTGGTAGATCTCTAATGAAATATATCGGGAGCAGATTACCATACTCCAATGTAGATGTAATCGATAATATTAACGAGATTAATCCTAAGTATAAATTATTTTACGGTACTGGTAGTAATAGAGATAAGACGTTAACTAAGCACTCTGTATCACGGCAAGTACCGGATGATGATGTTCCAGGCGCCATGATGAGTGTTGATAAGAATTATCATCAGTTCATGTATGCTAATGTAGATCATGATAAAGGTAAACGTCTCAGAGACTATAGGATAATGGCATTATACTCCGAGGTAGGAGATGCATTAGATGAGATCTGCGATGACTTTGTCGTACCAGATGAAAACGGAGAAGTAATCAATCTAGAATTACATAATCAAGCATTCTCTGAAATACAGAAAATTGAGCTTGAAAAATCATTCCGACGGTTCTGTAATTACTATGACTTTCAGAATAGAGGATGGGAATATCTTAGACAATTGCTAGTCGATGGTGAGTTGTATTTCGAGCATATTATTCATGATGAACATCCAGATAAAGGTATATTAGGAACAGTGAGTGTTCCTACAGAGCTGATGGATCCAGTATATGATAATGTACAGAATATGGTTGTCCGTGGGTTTATCCTCCGGAGACCAGTTATAAACCCTAAAACCGGTACAACAGAGAAGATTGAATATATACCATTTGATAAAAACCAAGTAACATACATACACAGTGGTCTATGGAACGAGGATAAGACGCTTCGGCTTCCATTTATTGAAAATGCCCGCCGTGCTTATAGACAGCTATCATTAATCGAAGATGCGATTGTCATATATAGACTAGTTCGCGCTCCAGAGAGATTAGTATTTAATGTTGATGTAGGTAACATGTCTCCACCAAAAGCAGAAGCATATCTCAAGAAACTAATGCATTCATATTGGTCTCGTAAAACCTATGACAACGCCCAAGGAGGCTCGGTTAATGCCTTTGATCCTCAGAGTATGTTAGATGCATTCTGGTTTGCAAAGCGAGCTGGTAGTGAAGGAACTTCTGTGGATCAATTACAGGGTGGAGCAAACTTAGGTGAATTGACAGATCTAATGTACTTTGTTAAGAAGCTATATAAATCACTGAGAGTCCCAGCAAACAGGCTAGAACCAGATTCATCATTTCAAGACGACACCGGTGTTCTTCGTGAAGAACTTAAGTTCGCAAAATTTATAATAAGGCTCCAACATCAATTCTCTCTAGGAATTAAAGAAGCCTTCATCGCTCATCTCAAGCTTAAGAATATATGGAAAGAATATAATCTCAAGGATAATGATATTGAAATAACGTTCAATCCCCCATCATCATTCCACGCGCTTAGAGAACAACAAATATTCGATCTCAAGCAGTCTAATTATAATGCAATGGCTACTGGTGAATATGTATCTAACACCTTTTCTCAGAAGAAATATTTAGGATGGAGGGATCTAGAGATTCGTCAGAATAGAGAATGGCTCCGGAAGGATAAGGCATTAGCCTTTGAGCTAGCTCAGATAGAGACACTAGGACCTAATTGGGAAGAAGTAGCTGCTGCACAGGCAGAAGGAGAAGCCATGGCCGCTGATTCCGGGTTTAGTGACATGGGATCCGGGCTACCTCCAGCAGATGGCTCTCCACCTGAATTCGGTGGACCTGTTGATGGTACAGAGCCAGCCGCAGAGCCGATTGATGTAGGCGCAGGTGAAGAGACATCTAGCCTTCCACCTGCCTAGCCACGGGCTAGGTCAGTAACACTCTACACCCGGGAGTTCTCGCCCCAGGGCATGTGGATAGATAACTACATATAACATCATGTCTAGTTATATATATCTTATTATTGCTTCCCTGTATTTCAACACATATTAATTGTGGTTATTGTTGTTAATATAAGTATATTATCCATTGTCTCCAATGCATATGCATAGTTATTACCGGTTACAAGCCAAGACCGGTATAACATACTAGTATCGAAATAAACCATCATAGAGATTGTGTCTCTGCTTCGCGGTAATACTTCCCGCAGAGGAATTTTACTTATAGTTGTTGAGTATAATCTTTTCTATCCTGAACTTCCCGGCATCGTCAGCTTCCGCCCATACATACGAATCCTGATTCTTTATACTTTTTATCTGATTTCGAATTGTTTTAATATTTTCCTCCATAATATGTATATGTTCATTTCCTAATTCAGGTATATCAATACCTATATCATTACATAAACTTATCATAGATATTAGATCGTTCGAATTCTTCGCTCGAGTTGCCTGCCTAAAAACAGAAGATAATATATTATCACTTCCTGTTTTATCCGGATGAGTCATAACAGCAATTTTATTGTATATATCCATAACAACAGAGTCTAGCTTTATACTTCGCTTCTTATTAATTTGCTCACCGCAACCGCTACCCTGTGACTTGGTACATTCTACCCTCCTCTCTCTCTTCTTAAATATATCTATATTGTATTCTTGCTCAAGGGTACGTATATAAGTCACCCAATCAGACTGATATTGAATCATATTCAACTTAACCTCTTCTCTCTCGAGAATTAGGTACCTATATTTTAAGTTTAGTTTTTTTATTTTATTATCAATCTTCATGAACATGCTGAATGAGAAAGCATATCAGCTTTGTATAAATAATTATGTTATGAGTTGATAGCTTAATCTAATTATTATTATTATACCAAAGATGGTATATTGATCTCTTTAGAGAACTACACAAAACCGGTTCTCTTCTTTTGTGTTTGAATAAATAATTATAAATGAGCGTAACACAGGTAGACCCACCTAAGCATTTCTACTATAGTACTGCTTTAAATTCTAGAATTAAAGATATAGATTTATTATCAGAGAGAATCTCTATGTCATTAGGATATCCTCAAATTAATATTGAGGCCCATACAGAGCAAGTATATGACAACATTGCCCAGGCATGTGAGTTTTTTACAAAATTCGCCGGCTATACGGAGGAGATGTTAGTGTTCCACTCCTCGTTATATGAGATACATAAGGGTCTCCACATGCCGGCATTACTCAACTTCACCCCAGAGATGACTA